CCAGCCGAAGCGTACTCTTGTGCGAGCTTTCTATTACGATCTTTCTCATCTTTTGTTGCCTTCCTATTCTCTATAACAGCTATTGGTTTCTTTTCTGGGTGTAATAATTTATCTTGTCCCACCATCAGCAAGGCTAGTGTTGCCATCAATATCAAGCCACTTCTTACCCATTTTAACATCAGCTTTTTTCTCCTCCTCTAAATAGAGGCGATAGGTATCAGGGTAGGTGTTAGCCAACCTGGTAAACGCTCTCTGTCTAGCTCGTTGATAATTACGCTGGCGAACCGCTTGATCGGCAGCAGATTTTAATCGTTGCTTGTTCTTCACTTACTCCACCTGTCCACACAATTAGCAATAGTAGCAAGGACAATAGGCGTAATCTCTATAAAGTCCATAGTTAATTTAGCCTCTTCCTCTGTTGTTTCGTACTGTCCAACCCAAACCTTACTGTCTGGAGGGCTATTACGATACCACTTAACAGCCTCTAGGACATCTTCTCCGCCCCATATAGCTATCCCTTGAGAGTCTGATACCTCATAGAATACAACATCTCTCTTTTGCTTATTAAAGATCTCTAATATATTACCCATTAATCTTCCTCCGCTTTATCTAGTAGTCTTGATATCCCAAAGTCTTCCTCTGAAATATAATCGGGCGCCCATTGGGTAATAAACTCCCAAACTTCCCTGCTTATCTCTCTCTTCTTATACTCTTCTACCTCTTGTTTTCTATACCACTTGATAACTAGCTCTTCATCTAGCGGCATATCATTTAATTGCTCTAGTACTTTACTCACTTTCATACGCTCTCTCTCTCTCCTATTACTATCTTATGTATTAAACAAGCTCTACAAATAGCGTGGGTAAGATCGCTATACCAGCTACCAAATACCTCATTGCAGTAATCACAGGTAATAGTATCACCCTGCCCCTCTATAAACTCATAGCCCTTGATCTCACTCATAAAGAGTTCTCTTTCTCTCTCTCTATCGCTTGATCCATCATACAATCATCACAAGCGTAGCTCCCCTGGTACTCGTTATACCACTCAGGTTTGGTTATCTCCCACCCGCAGAATTTGCAGATATTCATACGCTTACCTCCTCTATTTTGATCGCTGTATCCATAGAAAAGCCAACCCGATTACCACGAGTTAGCCACCACCTACCCTGATATTGGTGTATCCAACCCCATTTACTTTTCCCACTAGAAAATAAAACTCTAACTTTTGTTTTGTTTTCTGCGTACTTTTCCAACTCGTTCATTTCATTTCCTCTCTCTCTTTTGTTAGTTGTATCAGCCGTTCGGCTGAGCTTGCTATCTCTCTCATATAACCTAGACAGTCGCACTCAGTAATTGGGACCAAGTGATCGCCACAAAATGCAGGTGTAGCCTTCATTAGTTCTTCCTCTCAAAGGTTAGGTCATCTAAGTAATGCTCAAAGCTCATACCTTGGTGAGCTTCTTCATCCCATTCAAGCACCCAATCTGGAACTTTATCTGGTATTCGCCAATAACTCTCATACCCGTTGAACTCGTCCCAAAATAGGGTTATCTCGTATCTCTCTCCCTCGTAATCAAAATAGATGTATCTTTTCCACGCAGTTTCCTCGTGGTAGCACCCTTCAATTACAACCTGATCCTCTAAATGTCTTTTGATCTTACTCATACCCTTACCTTTCCTATCTGTTTAATTAGTTCAACTGCAACCTCTCTTGCTGTTGGTAGTTTAGGAATAGATCCAGATATGAAATCATTATTCCAATCATATTCATCTTCATATCCGAGAGAGTGTCCGAAGGCATACTCTCCCACTTGTAAATAACCAGGATATTCATAAGATACCTCAACACCTAAATTGCGTATCTCTTGCTCTATCTCTTGTAGTGGAATTAAATTTTTATTACTCATACTGTTATTTTCTCCTTAACAGTTGCTACTGCTTCCTCTAGTGTCCAGTTAATCTGTTGCCAGTAATAGTCATTATCAGATATAAACTTGACTACATACTCCCATTGAGCAGGAGTTATCTCTATCTCATCATTGTAATAATCCTGATAGGTTTGCTTATCAAACCAGTTCACCACTATCTCCTCATCAGGATTTAATTTTTTTAACTCCTGTATTACTGTTGATACCTTCATTTTCTCCCCTATCTGTAATTAAGGCAGAGCGTTCGCTCTCCCTCTCTCTCACCTGTTGGTAAGATACTACACGATCCTCCCCTATCTGCGAAGGATCGCATAGAACGCCACCAAAAGCTGGTCCGATATGTCCGATTTTATTTATCCGCACACCTCCAAAGTTCCCACGCACCAGCCCCCCCCACTCCACCAAAATCTGGTTGAGATTAGATACAAACCAGCCAGCAAAGAGAGCCAGAAGGCGATCCTCACGATCCTCCTCACTCGGTAATAAGTTTTAGATCTCATTAAATCGCCTCCTCACATTTGCAATCAATAACACACTCACCACAGTCCTCACATTCTTCATTACTTACCCAATCGCTAAATCCAACACTGTAAGCAATCGGATCTACCTCTTTGAGCACACGGGCTGGCTCGTATTCCATATCGCCAAACTTAACCATTGGGTAAACCTGATTAAGTAAATCATCATATAATTCATATAATTGATACTCTGCTACTTTCATTTCCCTATCCTTCTCACTCTTTCAGTTTGAGAGAGTGCCACCGCCCACCCCGAAAGGGTGAGCGATAGCCCGCCATCAAGTCCTTAATTTAGATAATACTCATCATCTTGGCAGTCAGGGCAAACCGCATTACAGCAGTCGCAGTCTGGATCTTTGTCGTGGTCGCAACATTTAGGATCAACATCAAAATCTTGAATTGAGTAATTGATCGCAGTGGTTTCGTAATCCTCATCTTCTTGATCGGCATTTGCTGGCTCTTGAATTTGAAGAAGTAAATGCCCTTCCAGGTTAGCCAATTCTTCAGCAGTTAGATCTCTGTAGGTTTGAAATGATATTTTGATTTCGTAGTGGCGCATTACTTCACCCCACAAGCAACTAAGAAAATCTCACGATTAAAACGAGGGTTTTCTTCTTCTAATTGTGTTGCCAGTCTGCGAGCAAGTTCTCTAATTGCTGACGCTTCTGGAGTTAAATCTTTGTAGCAACTTAACTCTTTTAAAATACTTGAAGCGATTAGTTTGTAATCTTTTCTAGTCATTTTTTTGTTCTCCTCTTGGGCTCTTAATTGGGACTGTCTGCCCCAATAAGAGAATGGTAAGGGACGATCCCCCATTCGGTCAACAACTAATTAGATCCAATTCTGGAGTGTCGCCCTGTTGACCAGCTTCGGACATATCGGGCAATAACATTCAAAGTTGACAATTCGGACATTTAAGACAGGGCTGAAATTTAGATCTGGATCTGGAACTGGTGCGATCCAGAGATCGCTGGCAAGGGCTGACAACTGTTAAAGGCTGGCAGATTAAAAACAGTTTATTAAATTGGAGAGGGCTGAGAGTGTGCCTGAGCGGTAGGCAATTGTTTAATTTATTCTGCCGATTATGTAGCAGTCCCCCACAATTTTCCCATATGGTAGCAATTCGGTTTATGTGGGGCAGATAGGGCAACCCAGACAAATCGGACACCGCCGAAAAACCGACCCCCCGTTGTTAAGTTTTGTAGGTGTGTATGGTGTGTACCCTTTATAAAAATATTTGCTAAAGTGAAGCTACAAATCCCTGTCCGTAATGTCCGATATGATATACTTTGTTTGTGAGGTGTACCACATTTATAAAGATTTTTTGTGAGAAAACGGGAAATCACCTATTTTTCTCGGCTTATATATAGTAGGGGAGTAAAACGGGGTGTGATGAGTTTTACGACCAACATCGCTACGGCAAAGCCTACGCGATGCCCCCTAAGGGCGAGCGAGGCTTTACCCCTCACTTCGCTGTAGCTCGTTCGGGAGCGTAACGTTCTAGTGAAGCGAACCGAACAGCACACACACACTTCGCGGCAGGTGTAATAGATTGATCGCTCCACTATCAATTTTCCTCCCCACTATGTAAAGTTATCTCGTGGAGTTATCCACAGGTACATCCACAGGAGGATTAATGGCTGAGAACTCAGCAGACATCGCAAAGAGAATCATTCTCAATTGCGTAGCAGAAGCATTTACTATAGAGCAGGCTTGTGCCTCCGCAGGTAAATCTATGAAGACCTACGAGTACTATCGTAGAACTGATAAAGTCTTCGCTGATAAGATAGACAGAACTAGGCTAGGTCTTAAGGACAAGCAGTTCGCATCAGGAGATGCTCACGATCTGTCCTTCGCAGATTTCAGGCAACGCTTTCTCCATAACTCAACCTTTCCCCACCAACAAAATTTAGTAGATGTTATAGAAGGACAAGAACCCTCTTGGTTACATCCTTCAATGAAGTACGAAAAGGGTATAGCTAATAATCGTATCCTTATTAACATCCCTCCAAACCACGCCAAGTCAATCACCATCACAGTTGATTATGTAACCTGGCAAGTTTGTAAGAACCCTAACTTTAGAATCCTCATAGTCTCCCAAACCCAGCGCTTAGCAGCAGACTTTCTCTACGCTATTAAGCAACGTTTAACACATCCAATGTATGAAGAATTACAGACTGCCTACGCTGCTGGGGTTGGGTTCAAATCTAAGTCAGCCTCCTGGCAGGCAACTCGTGTTACCTTCGGTGATGAGTTGCGTGAATCCAGCGAAAAGGATCCCAACATAGAAGCAGTTGGTATCGGTGGTCAGATCTACGGTAAACGTGCAGATATGATTATCGTTGACGATGCTGTGACCCTATCAAATGCTAATGACTTTGAACGACAGATCAAATGGCTAACCCAAGATGTTAGATCTCGTCTTAACCCAACAGGTAAACTTATTATCATTGGAACTCGCGTAGCTTCAGTTGACCTATATAAAGAACTACGCAACCCAGATAGATACCCTGGTGGATTAGTTCCTTGGACCTACTTGGCTATGCCAGCACTCCTAGCCGCAGATGAATCCCCTGAGAAGTGGGAGACTCTATGGCCTGCCTCAGATCAACCCTTTGATGGACAAGCAGAATCGGATAAGAACGAAGATGGCTTATACCCAAGATGGAACGGGCGCAATCTTTTCAATGAACGACAAAGTATGGATGCTTCAACTTGGGCGCTCATTTACCAGCAACAAGACATCTCTGATGATGCAGTTTTTGATCCTGTGTGTGTTCGCGGTTCTATTGATGGTATGCGTAAGAGTGGTAGGCTTACCCCAGGTCATCCTGGTCACCCAAAAGATTTAAACGGCTTTTCTATAATCTGTGGTCTAGACCCAGCAATGATTGGGGATACTGCAGCTATCTGCTATGCGATAGATCGCATTAA